ATCATTTGTATTGTTTGCTTCAATCCTTTGCCATACAGCATTAAACGCAGAAGCATTTGCTGACGATGTGGTAATTAAAAGGCTGTTATAGAAACCAGTTGGTGCTGTAGTGCTTTGTTGCGCGGTAAATTGAGTGCTAGTAGAAGACTGAACAATAAATCTATCAACGGGGTATTGCTGGTTGTTATTAACAGTAACACTAGCCCCCGCATTACGCTGGTCAATCACCATCGCACCATTGATGATGCGGTTCTTAAAGCCAAAATTGCTGGACGCATTGAATACATCTGAGCCGTTAACCTTGGCTGTAATCTCTCCAGTACCCTTTGCAACTAACTTGAAGCCGATATTGGTATCTCCACCAGATGCAGTAAGAGTTGGAGCAACTCCAGTCGCAGCATTTGCAAGTGTTACTTCGTTGACTGCCGATGCAGTTGCAGTTACCTTCAACAGCTCGTTGCCATTGGTGTCAATGACATCGCCAACTAGCTTTAGATTCTTACCGCTACCGATATTAAGACCTACCGATGTTCCAGTACCTGCTGCTGCAAAGATTGCATCTACCGAGTCCAGATCGGTATTGATCTTCGTACCCCATGTATCGGTTGACGCACCTACCTCTGGCTTAGTAAGTAATAAATTTGTGGTTGTGGTATCTGCCATAGTTCACCTTCATGCTGGGACTTGCGTCCATGTTTCTGAATTGTCCGATATTTCTGACCAATTTTCTGATGTGTCTGAGATGGGACTCCAGCTCTCGGATGTATCAGTTGTTGGTGTCCATGTCTCTGGAGTATCCGATTGTGCTGTCCATGTCTCAGGAGTGTCGTCTTGCCTATCCCAATAAAAGTATCCAACATTGCCAACAGCGCCAGCAATGATTTCCCCAATTATCTCAAGAGTTCTAGCATTCTGTGCGCTACCAACTTCAAGTGATGACGACACACCAGACAGATTGACTACCTGAGCAGACGATGCCACCATAGTGCCAACGGCACAAGTAGACGCATTTCCAGATATTGAAACTGATACGCTATTGACTACTGAGTCAACCGCACCAGTTGACTGGTTTCCATCAATGCCAAACGCCTTGCCAACAGTACCGACTGCTGTGGTTGATGAAACCCCAGAGATGGATAGCGTGACAGATAAGCCGACAGACCCGACATTACCTGTGCCGACTACACCATCCTCTTGCTCAGACACATTGACTAATACAGTTCCAACGGCAGTCGTTGACGCATTACCTGTCAGGGCAAACGATGTTGCGTCACGGGTTACAGAGCCAACGGCAGTCGTGGATGCGTTACCCGTCACCGATGCGGAGATTCCTTCTTCAACGCTTCCTACGGCTGTCGTAGAGGCATTGCCAGTCAATGCAAAGGATGTTGCGCCACGGGTTACAGAGCCAACGGCAGTAGTTGAAGCATTACCCGTTATGGCAAATGATGTTGCTCCGCGAGTAACCGATCCGACCGCAGTTGTTGATGCATTGCCAGTTACTGCAATTAGTGGGGTTGCAACCACAGAGCCAACTGATAAGGTTGACGCATTACCTGTTATGGCAAAGGATGTAGCTCCTCTGGCAACGCTGCCGACCGCAGTAGTCGATGCGTTTCCTGTGATCGCTGTTGATCTGCTTACACCAACGCTGCCAACCGCAGTCGTGGATGCGTTGCCTGTTACTGCGTGTGTTCGTACCTCTTCAACACTACCAACGGCAGTCGTTGACGAGTTGCCAGTTATGGCAAAGGATGTTGCCCCGCGAGTTACAGAGCCAACGGCAGCAGTTGACGAGTTACCCGTTATGGCAACAGATGTTGCGCTAGTAACGCTACCAACATTACCAGTCGCTACCGTTCCATCTTCTTGAATTGATATTGACTCTTGTACGCTACCGACGGCAGTCGTCGATGCGTTACCAGTCAGGGCAAACGATGTTGCGCCTCGACTTACAGAGCCAACAGCAGTCGTCGATGCGTTGCCTGTTATTTCGTGTGTTCTTACTTCTGCAACGCTACCTACGGCAGTCGTTGACGAGTTACCTGTTATTGCTGTCGATACTGCTGCGACAACCGTACCAACGCTTCCAGTTGCTACCGTTCCGTCTTCTTGATTCGATCTTGATGCGAGGACACTACCAACGGCAGTCGTTGATGCGTTGCCTGTAATTGCAACGGTTATGACTGGTAAAACAGAACCAACAGAACCAGTTGCAGCGTTACCTGTGATAGCAACGGTTGGGACATCTCCGTAACCGTAAGCCCCGCGACCGTACCTACCAGAGCCGTAAGCAGCCATGTTGCTGCCCCTTAAATTTAAGCGAGTCTGATCAAGCCTGTGCTTGCGTCATTCGTCGGCATGGTGAGTGTAAAAGTTCCAGCCGTGACGGTCTGAGAACCAAAGGTGTGGACGCTAACAGCCTTGTTTGACTGAGTAGAGTTATAAAGCAGCACACAATCAAATGCAGTTGCAAGGGTAACGGTTGTGTATGAGATGCTGGCGCTTGGAGTCACAAATGCAGTAGTACCGCTTGTGCTTGGTGCTGTGCCAAATGTCACCGCAACGCCACCTGCCGTGTAACCAGTTCCAGAGACTTCGTTGGTTGCAGAGTAAGCAGTAGTCGATGCATTGACTGTGGCAGATGCCAAGTACAAGGCAGCTTTGAAAGAGTCAGTAGCAGTTGATCCGCGTACAACGCCAGTACCAAAATTGTGATGTCCTACCAGTAATTCGCCCTTGAACGAAGTACACATTGCTTGAGTATTTGCGATGATAGTTCCTTTCTTGGGTTATACCCAATTCAAATTTCAGCTTAAAGATTGAGCAACTGCTTCACCAGTCACGGTCATGCGTTTTAATGTCATATCGACTGAACGATGCACAAGCTCGCCTTCTAGCCAATACTCAACCCAACTAGTTGTCTCATTGTCATTGTCAATTATCCCCTCTTTTTTCTCAAGAAGAGAGTCGTCCATATCGCCTTTTGTTGTAGTAACAATAGCCATTTTTTTCTCCTATCCCAAAGTTCTTGCGCGAGTTATCAGTACACCAGATGTTGACCCACGGTCATCAGCTTCTTTTAGCTCCGAGAGACCCGTCTTGTAGAGCGATGCCCATACCGTGATTCTCGCATCATCTTGCAGGTAAGGAGCTGCTTGCAACAATGCACCGTAGAGATAAACATCAGGAGAAGAAGTCAATAACCAGTTGGTTGTGTTCGCAGTTGATAACTTACTCAACTTTGCATAATAGATCAACTCGCCCGTATAAGTAGTGTCTGGTTCTGGGACAAAGCGAAACTGCTCACCCACAACGCTAAAGTACAACGGCTTACTTGCTGCGCTGTTCAATCTTTGCAAATCGTTCATTGCGCTGATCGTCTCAAACTGCAATGGGGTAACGGGGTTTGTGTCTAAGACAAAAGATTTTGTCTCTAGGAAATCAGTTGGAGTTGCAGCGTACTCAGTATTGATCGATGCTGTGGATCGCACAATCATCTGTCTGGTGCGCAAGTTTCTCTCAATCTGAGCCTCTGCCAAACTAATAAAGTCAGGAATGGCAGTCGTCAGGTCTGTGCGGTTAAGCCAGTCCCCGACCGAGGTCTTCAGTTCAGCATAGGTTGTGAGCGCCATTTTCAGCCTTTTGTGCTTTCTCTAAGTCACGCATCACCCAAGTGTGATCGTGCTTAAATTCAAACGTCCCGATGTGTCCAATCTCTTTTGAAACATCGTGATCAATCCATATTTTAAAGCCAGCAGCCTGTGCTTTACGGCAGAAGAAAACATCCTCTCCAACATACCCGCGCTTGTCGGTACGCCAAGGAGTATCGAACCAAGGTTCACTCAAAGCCTCAAAGACCCTGCGCTTGATCAGCATGACACCCATGCCGATAGAGCCGACTTCCTCAATCCCCGTGTACTCTGGCATTGTGTAGACCAGCACACGCTCACCGTTCTCGTCATAGCGCTGGGCGGTTGGACCTGTAGGCATCCTGCGCCTTGCACAGTTCGTTGCCACGACATCCAAGTCATGCGCCAAGAGTCTCTCAATCATGTCCTGCGGGAAGGTCATGTCTGAGTCAACAAACAAGATATGGGTACAACCCTCTGCCATTGCGTCTAAACACAGATCAGCACGCTGGGTCTGGATAAGTGTTCCTTGCATAATCTTCAAGGACACAGCATCAGTCGTGTTGATAGTGTGATGCGCCACCATGTTGGTTATGCAAAAAGCATAATTTGCGTGAACCATGTCACGCGCTGGTGTGCAGACTGCAATGTAGTTTGGGGTCATACTTGTCCTGATCTAGTTCTGAAATACTTATTATTTGGATCGTTGATCCACTTTTTCATGTAAGCCTCATCATCTAATTTGCCTTCAGCCTTTAGCTGAAAGTAGATAGACATCGGGATGCTGGCAACTCTCGTCCATTCACCCCACCGAGCACGCTCATCAACCTGTGCGTACTCTTGTTTATTCTCTTCAATGATTGCAGTCACATCTTGTTGTGTCTGAATCGTTGCCTGATCTGTCTCTTCGTCGTAGTGGAAGTAACGGGTTATTCCCTGATCTTCGTCTGTGTTAAATAGTCTTTTTTC